ACCTGTGAATTTTCCCGCTATATATCCACAAAATCGGCAAACTTAAAAGTAACTTTAGGATGATTTTTTTCGTTTGTTTTAATCAGTATAGTCATTGGTAGCTTTTAAGTCACTCAGGTTTCAGAATTTGAGAAATAGCTCAGATCAATCGGTAATCACCCAAACGTCTCTTCAGGCCACTGCGCCTTAACTACCTTTCCTATGATGCGGCAGCTATGGTCGCAATCCAGGGTTCTATATGCTGGGTTTAAAGGTACCAGGTAACTAACCCCTGCATCCTTCTCATACTTCTTGAACGTTGCCTCTGAATCACCATTTGCAGAAGCTACGCAGAAATCCCCAGACTCTACCGGCTCAGCCGGATCAACGAGTATCAGCATTCCTTCAGGAAAGCTGGGCCTTACGCCCTGCGGGGCAGTCATGGAGTGGCCTTTCACCTCAAGCCAGAAAGCTTTTTCGCTGGCTTTTGTTGTAGTAGCTACCCATGACTTTGCGTCGCTTGCTGTGTAGCTTCCAACCTCTGAAAATGGTCCAGCCTGCACTGAAGAAAATAACGGGTACTCATATTGGCGAAATACAGCGTCGGAATCCTCGCCAAACATTATTTTTGCCGGAGATACGCCGAGTGCAGCCCCAAGAACCAGCGCATCATCTGCACTAACCTTTCTTGTTCCTAACTCATAGTTTCCCAGGCGTGAAGGCGCAGCCCAGCCGCAAAGCTTGGCCAACTGAGCCTGGCTAAGTCCTTTAGCTTCTCTAAGGGACTTAATCCTTTCCCCGATAATTTCATGCATCGTTTTCATCCCTTAAATGTAACACGCAACGTGATTGAACTCTGTACACGAATTGAGGTTGACTGTTAATCACAAATTGTGTGTAATGGGTGTGTGATTAATGCTAGGGAGACCGCAATGAACAAAATTGCCCAGCAGCGAAAAAAAATCGGAGTTTCGCAAGCTGTACTAGCTTCGGCAATTGGTTGGGGGCAATCCCGCATCGCCAACTATGAGCTGAATATCCGTACTCCTGGGCTTAACGATTGCCGAATGATCGTAGAAGGCCTCAGGAAGTTAGGGTGCCAATGTTCTTTGGATGATGTTTTCCCTCCATCCAGTAACAAAGCCGCCTAAGCAGTACCCGCTCTTTAACAGTTCTGGCCGCTCACCTCTAACCGGGTAAGCAAAACCAAGTGGCAGACCCCACGGTCTGCGCACGTATCTAAACCACAAAGGAAGAATACCGAATGGAACTTACAAGCACACGCAAGAGAGCCAACGCAATTACCAGCAACATTTTCAACCGCATTGCTATTCGCGGTCAGCGAAATATCGCATCGCAGCTGGGCGTTGATGAGTCGCAAATTACCCGTTGGAAATCCAGCATGATCCCGAAGATGTCGATGCTGTTGGCAATTCTGGAATGGGGAGTTGAAGACGAGGAATTATCGAAGCTGGCAAAGCAGGTAGCACTGCTTCTCACAAAAGATAAAGCCCCGATGAGCGGTAACTCATTCGAGGCTTAAGAACACTGTGTTACGCCAACACAATCAACAGGAGACATTTTAATGCGAAAACGCAGGAAGTACCAGGAAAAAGAAGATATTCGGCACCCTGAATCACCTGACGGGTTGGTTGTAGCGGCAGCCAATAACAGATCGTTCGCTGAACGGTTCATTGGTGTTTATCGACTGGCTAAGGCAGGAGTGAAGAATGGGCGTCGTTAAATTAGCAGACTACCGGCAGCAAGAACGCCGCGTAAACCAGCAGGAGGCAGCCGGTATGGGGTTTGTCTCTATACACCGCCAGTTTATGGATAGCCGACTCTACAAGGACTCTCAGGCCGTGCATCTTTGGGTGCATCTCATCCTCAAGGCAAACCATGAGGATGCCGCCGTAAACACCGATGTTGGACCGGTCACCGTTGAGCGCGGGCAGATGATTACAGGCCGCCCGACACTGGTCAGCGAAACGTTCATTCCCGACAACAAAGTAAAAAGCCTCCTGCGCAGTTTTGAGGCTAAAGGGATGATTACCGTCACGTCGATGCAGAAGAAATTCAGCCTCATTACCATCGTTAAATACGACGATTTTCAGGCTCAAAATTGTCCAACGAATGTCCAAGACTTGTCCAACGCAAACACCAGTAAAAATGCGGCTCTCAGAGCTGTTTGTCCAGGCGATGTCCAACGTTTGTCCATAAACAATAATATAAATAATAACTCATTACCTAAAGGTAATGAGTATGTCGCAAACGAGCCTGAAGAACAGAATCAAAAGCCCGTCGCGCAGAAGCCAAAAATTTCCTGCGAAGAAGTCTGGCAATGCCTGAAAGATGAATTGCCAGAAGCCAGGGGGTGGAGATGCCTCACTGATGAGCGTCGTAACCTCATCCGCACCTTCTGGGGTAAGGCGAACAAGATCGCCCGCAATCTGGATGGCAAGCCTCTCGACATGGAAGGCTTCAGGGGATACCTGAAATACATCAGCGAAAACTGCCGCTGGATGCTGGAAGACCGGCCTGACCAGAAGACCGGCAGGACGTGGCGTCGAATGAAGTTTGACAGCTTCCTGAACTCTAAGCTCTACATCGAAGTGCGTGAGGGTGATCGCGATGACCGATGACATCAAAACCCCGCCATGTAACTACGAGGCTGAACAGGCCGTTCTCGGCTCAGTGATGGTCGCCCCGGACAGCGACAACGTCCAGAAGGTGCTCGGCTTCCTGAATGCGGACATGTTCTACAGCAGGCAGCACGGCAGAATCTTCGCAGCGTTGCAGGGGCTGAACGCCAAAGGCAAAGCGCTGGATATGCTGACGCTTTCAGACGCTCTGGAAATGCAGGGAGAGCTTGAACAGGTAGGCGGCTTTGCTTATCTGGCAGACATTTCCCGCAACACGCCAAGCGCCGCTAACGTCATGCACTACGCCAATGTCGTGAAGGACAAATCGACAGAGCGCATGGCAATCGAGCAGGCTACGCAGATGCTTGAGGTGCTCTACTCGCGTTCAGGGATGACGACCGCGCAGAAGCTGGAAGCCGTTCAGGCGCTGGCGATGAAGGTCGATGACAAAGCCAAAACCGGCAATCATCGCGGCTTGATGACGTTCAGGGATGCATTCAACAAATGGACTTATCAGGTCGGTGAGCGACTGGAAGGCAACCCGTCATCGGTAGGCCTTACATCAGGCATTGAAGCGCTGGACGAAATGCTGGAGCCCAAGCGAATCGTGCGCGGATCCCTTTTCGTTGTCGGTGCGCGCCCGAAGATGGGCAAGACCACCGTCTATCAGAAAATGGCTATCCATTGCGCACTGGTAGAAAACCTTCCAACCCTCGCATTCAGCCTCGAAATGCCAACCGAGCAACTGGTAGAGCGAATCATCTCGCAGCACTCCCGAGTGAAGTCTGATGTTTTTTACCAGAATGGCTACAACGAAAACCAGTTCGCCCAGGCACTAGCCATGGGTACGCAGATTGCCGACAGCAACAACCTGTACATCGACGACACGCCGGGCCTGTCTCTGGCTCACATCGTATCCGAGTCGCGCCGCATTAAGCGCGAGCGTGGCGAGGTGGGGATGGTTCTTGTCGACTACCTGACGCTCATGGCTGCCGAGAAGGCGGATACCGAGTCTCAGGCGTACGGCATCATCACCAAAGGCCTCAAGATACTGGCTAAAGAGCTTAACTGCGTTGTCGTGCTTCTGACGCAGCTTAACCGTGGTTCCGAGGCTCGCGCCAATAAGCGACCGCAGCCGAGCGACTCACGCTCTACCGGCCAGATTGAGCAGGACTGTGATTACTGGCTCGGTATCTATCGTGAGAATGAGGATGACGACACGGTTAATCCGGCAGAAACAGAGCTGCTTTTGCGCCTCAACCGCCACGGCAACACAGGCACTGTTTATGTTGAGCAGCGCAACGGCATTCTTTACGACATCGACCAGCAAGAGGCGCGTTTCCGCAGGGAAGAGCGCGAACGCAAACCGAATAAGAAAGGGGGATTTTGATGAGCACTATTAGCAATGAGCGTTTAGAAGAGCTGGCAAACGGAGATATGGAGGTCTGGAATTCGGAGAGCCAGTCAATGGCCCGCGAGCTTCTGGCGCTGCGCAAAGAGCGGGAGAAGGCGGAGCCTGTTGTTTGCCAAAAATGCGGCAACACTGGTTTAGCAGATAGCGGCGGGGTGCAGCCATGGGGAGAGCCAATTCTCATTGAATGTGATTGCACAGCACCGCCCGCGCCTAGTATTGCTGATGACTCTCTGCCGTATGACCCACAGATTGCTGAGTATGAGCAAATGATGGAAGCCGAGCTGAAAGCTGCGGCAAGCACAGCATATAAGGTAAAAAGCGAATTGAGCCAGATGGCAGAGAAACTGGTACGCGATACGACAGCGCTGGCCGCAACTTTGAGCGCAGAAACCGAAACCACCGCGCAGCAGTTCGAATCGCTGGCAGGTAAGGCGGTTGTGCCGGAGGGATGGAAACTGGTGCCGATTGAGCCGACTGATGCGATGTGCGACATCGGGCACATTGGAGTCGATGTTCTGACCGGCGTCACCGACGATAACGAATATTATTCCATTGATGGACCATACGCTGCAAAGGTATACCGCGCGATGATTGCTGCGGCACCTGAGCCATGCAAATAACCCTCGACGACATAGACACCATCGCCAGGTACATCGGCACCCCTTACCTCCTAAGCATCGAAACACTCACTAAACAATATCTCAATTCCAGCCTGCTAATTGCTCTTGAGGCCATTAGTCGCGCGAGGTATTGAGCGGAGCAATCCCATGAAAACGATACGAGCCAAAATTCTCGCCATCATGAATGTCGGGATGGTTTTAACCACGAACGAAATATCCAGACGGACAGGAAACACGCTCGAAGCAGTTCGCGTCGTACTCAACCGCATGCAGAAAGACGGCGAGCTAACCGGAACAAGCCAGAAGCCCCGGCGCTGGCGTCTGGTCGACTCCGTTAACCACAGAGCCGAGCTAATCCGCTGCGTGAAAGAGTTCGGCGCGTTAACGGCAATTCAGGCCAGCGAAATTACCGGCCTTTCTCCGGTGTATTGCATCAACACCATGCGGGTGCTGGAGATGAACGGCGAGCTCACACGGAAGTATGTCCACACCGAGCTATCAGATGGCCGCAAAACGCGCTGCTACGAGTATTATCCGGCACCTGAACGCAAGCCGATTAACCAGTGCGCGCAGATAAGTCCGTTTGCAAAGCTCATCACATCACGAATCGGAGCCTGAAATGAGCATCATAATGCTGGTCTTCATCGGCTTGTGCTTCATGTTCGCGGCCATCGTTAAGCAGGACGGCCTGATGTTCACTGACGCGCTGATTCTGCTGTGCAGTGCATTCGTATTGGCTAAAGAGGAGAAGCGCCGTGGATAAGAGCAGAGAGCAGTTTGAGAAATGGATGAGTGATGATGGCAAATATTCGTTAGCAATAGAGAAAACGGGTGAAGATTACATTCTAGCTACGACCAGAGTGCAATGGGAAGCATGGAAGGCATCCCGCGCAGAGGTGGAAGTAGAAATCCCGGAAGTGGAAAAGTGGCGCTCACCAGAAGCGGTAATGGCGCAAAGGGCAATGTTGGTGCTTGTTAAGCAAGCTATCAGTGACGCCGGTCTCAAGGTTAAGGGGGAGTGATGACGTGGACTCCCGTCAATGGCGCACAAAATATGCCCGTAGGAAAGTGGCTGGTTCAACTTTCCGATGGGGATTTTGCAGTGGCAAAAATTCACGAAGAAGTCCAGGTAGTGGGAGGGCATTTCCATTTTGATGCGCCGCCTGTAGTGGCTTACATGCCGCTTCCAGTACCGTATGCAGGAGTGAAAAATGAGGAAACAAACGTTTGAAATCCGCACCCCGATAGTCCAGCAAAACGCCATCCGCACCATCCAGCAGCTTTACCCCGACCCGGAAAGACCTCTCATCGTGACCATTCAGGGAAAGACGCGCTCAGTAGAGCAGAACAAACGTCTTTGGGCCACGCTGCGCGATGTTTCGGAGCAGGTCGTATGGCATGGCATGAAGCTGGATAGCGAAGACTGGAAACACATCTTCACGGCGGCGCTTAAAGGCCAACGCTCGGCACCTGGCATCAACGGCGGCTTTGTCGTTCTTGGACAGTCGACCAGTAAGATGAAAGTCAGCGAGTTTAGTGAGCTTCTGGAGTTGATTTACGCATTCGGCGCAGAGAGAGGCGTCCAATGGAGTGAAGACGCTCAAGAAGCTATTGAGTGGGCCAAACGAACTGGAAGGAAGGTGGCAGTATGACAGACAAATCAAACACGCCAGTTGAGATAAAAGACCTCTGGCAAACCCCGCCTGAAATATACCGGGCGTTACGGAGCGAGTTCCCGTTTTTCCTTGATGCGGCTGCAAGCCAAAGTAATGCGCTTTGCACCAGGTTCATTGATGAAAAGGAAAACACTCTCGAAGCGAATTGGCTATCGAAAATGCCGATCGGAGTAGGCCGGGCTTACGCATGGCTGAACCCACCATACAGCGCGCCCATGCCTTTCATTAAGAAAGCAGCACAGGAGAATGCAGATCACAGTGTTGGCTGCGTGATGCTTCTGCCTGCTGATACCTCTGTCCAGTGGTTCAAAGAGGCTATCAAGACAGCGCATGAGGTCAGGTTCATTACTGGCGGGCGGCTCTCATTTCTGAACGCAAGCACGGGCAAGCCGGTAAACGGCAACAACAAAGGCTCAATGCTCATCATCTGGCACCCATGGCCGCGTGCTGGCGAATGCCGAATGACGACCGTTGAACGTGATGAGCTAATGGCGTATGGCAGAAAACGCCTGGAGGCGCTGAAATGCGAAAACGAAAAAGCAGCATAGTCGCTGTAATGGAAAACTGCATATTCATCGTCCGACCCCGCCGCAAGAAGAAACCTGAATTACCTCCCTCTCAAATCCCAACGTACGCGTATACAGCCCACCTTGCTGATGTCCGGTGGCTGCGTCAACGCGCCAGGAGGAAGCATGACAGCTGAATACGAGTACGCAGAGCGTTTCGCCGACATAATGGAAGACATGCAGGGCGATGGCGTGGATGCCATGAACATCCTGATGAATTACCTGATGGGCTTCGTCGAGCAGATGAGCTAAGGCGAAGAGGACAAGGGGCTCATCTGGCAACTGGAAGACAAAGAGCTGGTTATCACCATTGAGCCGGCAGAGACAAACACAGCGAGGCTGCACTGATGGACTATTCAAAGTTAAGTGACCGGGATATTGATGCCCTGGTTTTGCAGCAAATTTATGGCAATCAGGCCAGTGACAAAGACATCGTGCGTTCCTGGTTGCGAGGCGGATTTAAATACACGACCAACCCCGCCGACGCATGGCCGATTATTCAGGACAATCGTATTAGTTTGGTTATCGATGATACGACAAATGAATGGTCATCGGCTCTGGTTAATGACTTTTCTGAAGACAGCGCATTCCAGCATTCCAACGCCAATAAAAACCCTCTGCGTGCGGCGATGATTACTTTCCTCATGATGCAGGAAAGCCAACATGCTTAACCCCACCCAAACCCAAGCATACGAGCAGCAGAGCATAGCCAGAGCTCTCTGCGCAGGATGCAGCAAGCAGCTGGAGCCGGATGAAACCTACGCATGCGGCGAGTGCATCAACGAATGGCTTGTATATCGAGACCCGAACGGAGATATCGCAAATGACGATATTCAGGAGCAATAAATGGCTTCAGGCAGTCAGGGAGATAGATTGCTGCGTTCTTTGCGGAAGGTATGGAGTTCAGGCCGCGCACCGGAATGAAGGAAAGGGAATAGGGCTCAAGGTAGACGACAGCTTAACAGCGGCGCTTTGTCCGTCATGTCATGAGCGAATCGACAACGGCAAAGACCTCAGCCGGGAAGAAAGGCGATCTGAAATGGACCGCGCTATCGTCCTGACGCTGCAAAAGCTAACGCGAGAAGGGAGGGTGACGGTGCGATGAATCATTACCGAATAGTCCTGCCCTGGCCGCCTTCCAATAATCTGTACTGGCGACACTCAAGAGGAATCCACTACATCAGCGATTGGGGTAAGCGATACCGACGAGAAGTAATCGAAATCATTCAGCAGCACAAGTTAGACATCAAGATCCAACCCCGCATCAGAATCACCATCCACGCAGCACCTCCCGACAACCGCAAACGCGATTTGGACAATCTACCCAAAGCCGTTTTTGACGCACTCACAAGTGCGGGCTTCTGGCTGGATGACGGTCAGGTAGACGATATGCGCATAAAGCGCTGTCAGGCGGTTAAAGGCGGAATGCTTGTGCTGGTAGTGACAGAGCTGGGCGGGAAGTTACCCGATATAGCTGAATTGATGGAGGCCGCATGATTATCGTTCAGACAGTTCCTCGCTTACTTCAGGAATGTAACGGATGCCTCAGCGAGGTAGCCCGTAAGCTTTCATGCCACCGCGATACCGTCAGGAAGTACATCGGTGACATTCACGCTAAGCGTCACGCAGTCATTAATGGCGTGCTGATGACCAGCGACCGCTCACATGAGGAGGCATCATCGTGACCACAGTAACCAGTATCGCATTAGCACAGCAGCGGCAGAAGGACCGCGAGATGCTTGAGACTATCGAGTGGCAGCTTAACAACGTTCACGAGACGGAGAAGCGTCTTATGGAAATGCGTCGGGAGCTTGTAAACCGGCTCGGCATCAACAAGCCAGAGGGAGGCGATGCAGCGTGAAGAGGCTCACACCAGTATTTGGCATGGTTAATTTCATCGACGACGCTCACTTCCGACGGGTATGGAAGCATCCGAAGAAAACCATCAACTCCCGCCAGAAAGCATGGACGCATTATATGCTTCAGGTATGGGGCAAAGTTAATGCAGGTGACGATTCGCCCGCCGGGGCTATCAACGTTATCGGGCGTCTAATGATTCGCAGCCAGTGGAGCGATGATAAGGCTAAGCAGATAGAAAGCGTTGTCATGCGGCTATACGAGGAAGAAGGCTTGCGGGGAGATGCTCTGTATCAGAAAGCTCGCGAACTGGTCATCCCGCAATCTTCATTCAGCAACATCATCGCTCTCGCCAAAGAATCAGATGATGCTGCGTTTGTTGAGCGCGTAATGGTTAAAACCTTTCACCGTGAAAGCCCCGTCCGCGATGTAGCTATTAAGCGATATTGCCATCGCAATTGCACGCAAGATATCGCCAGACTGATGAACCATGTCACCGGAATGGATGTTCAGTCATGTCGGCGTCGTGTTGTCTGGTGCGAGAACGTGCTCGATTCGGAAATATTTTTCGCAATGAAGCGTGAAATTGAGAATGAATTTCCTCAATTAGCGGCTTAAGTAATAAATATTTTCCGAAAGCATTGCAATCGCGAAATCGAAGTAGTAAATTTTGTGTATGCTCGGAGCAAAAGCGAACTGAGCAGCCAAACAAAAGAAAAAAGCCCTGAGTTAATAGCTCGGGGCTTTTTTATTGGCTCAACCCAACCAACAGGTGTTCATATGAAAAGCTGCAACGCTACTCAGGGTTTCGATAACCCGACTAAATTTCGTGAAGAGTGGGATCGTCAAACCAAAGAAGCATGAGACGAAACCGGCAAGGGCATTTATGGAACAGGCAGCGTAACCCTCTCAATGCTCTTTCCAGTTTTCGTCACGTTAGCGACTTTGCGGCATTTTAGAAACTGACCACAAAGATAAATGCAAACGATGATCTGATGTTGATGGCGGCGTAACAGCCTTAAATCACGGGGTCTTCCGACTCCCCGCTACCAAATTCGGCGCACTGGCCCGGTGTGATTAATAATGGGCGCACACCAATGAGAGCGCTGTGCGACGCCGGAGATCGCCATTGCTAGGCAGAGGGTTCGAATCCCTACTCAGTGCTCTCATTCGTGGGTAACAACGGGCATATTGCCTTAGTAAATCCCATATCGGTGCTGGGTTGATCGCCAGCCGTTGCTCCACGAAACGGAGCTCATAACAGGTAAGGGAGCTGAACTTTTTAAGCCAGGTAAGCGCTGGCGTCGGTGCGATTCCGGGCAGTTTCCTTTCCGTTGTGGTGAATGAGCTGGATGGTGAGGTAAAGGCTCACCATGGCGACGAATGCGGGCCGGAGATCAGCACCGGCCACCACAATCAAATAACTCCAAATATTTAAGGCTCGCTTCGGCGGGCCTTTTTCGTATTAGGCCACAGGCAATCAATCACAGATGAACCCTCGCATCCGATGCCTTGCTGGCCTTTCCTAACTACACCACAGCACTTCCATTATCGGAGGTGTGAGAAATGCTACGTATGAATACCAACAACGGATTCTGGTCGTATTTCTGGTCAGGTCTAACGGGATTCTTCGCCATGTTGACTCTTCAGGATGTTCTGTTTGCCCTGGGATTTGTCATAACGGCGACATTCACCTGGCTGACATATCGTTCAAACGACCGAAAGAACAAAGCGGCGATTGAGGAAGATCGCAAGCGAACGGACATCCTCAAAGCCGCGTATGCCCGTGGTGATGTAACGAACATTTCCGAGGGCGCCAAAATCGTCAAAGACATTGACCAGGAACTATCACCATAGGTGAGACAATGCAGATACCAGCGAAACTACGTACTGCACTGGTTGCAGCTGCGGCGGGCGGGGCGTCATTTATCGCTGGCGTCCTGATACAGGACCAGGAAGGCGTTAAATACAAGCCTTACCTCGACCCTGTCGGCATTCCTACTGTGTGTGCAGGAATTACCGGCCCTGATGTGAAGATGGGCAAGGTCTACACAAAGCAGGAATGCGATGACCTTCTGAATAAGCACATGCAACCGGTTATCAAAGCCGTGGATGCATCAGTCAAGGTTCCGCTGTCCACTTACCAGCGTGCCGCGCTCTACTCATTCACCTACAACGTAGGGGTAAGCGCTTTCCGCTCATCAACGATGCTTAAAAAGCTCAACAACGGCGACAGAAAAGGAGCCTGCGACGAGTTGCGTAAATGGACATGGGCAGGCGGTAAGCAGTGGAAGGGATTGCAAACTCGCAGGGAGATAGAGCGGGGACTTTGCAGGGCGGATAAAGCTAATGACCTTTAACTGGAAGCTCATCCTCTTCGCCGTAATGACTCTGCTACTGGCAATCGCCATTGTCCTCGCCAGTTATTACCGGTCAGCGCTCACAGAATCCCAGGCATCTTTAACCAAAGTTAATCGTGAATTAAAACTGGCTAAAGATGATATGGCGGACATGCAGCGTCGCCAGCGCGATGTCGCCGCGCTCGACGCCAGATACACAAAGGAGCTTGCAGATGCTCAGAGCACTATCAATCAGCTTGAGCGCGATGTTGCTACTGGCAAGCGTCGGCTGCAGCTTAACGCCACCTGCACAGCGAACGGAGCGACCGGCACCGGCAGCATGGGCGATGCTTCCACCGCCAGACTTACAGACTCCGCTCAACGGGATTATTTCACCCTCAGAGAGCGAATCGAAACAGTGACCAAACAGGTTAACTATCTGCAGGACTACATCCGGCAGCAGTGCCTGAAGTAACCGAGCCTCGCAATAGCGGGGCTTTTTTATGCGCATCGCACGCGCACATCTTAGAAAGTCTTTCAGTCGTGAGCATGGGCAAACCGATTGCTTTCGGCGGCTTTGCCGTGCGACAGGCTCACGTCTAAAAGGAAATTTAAATGAGACTGACCGTTTTAGATGACGATCCTGGCCGGAAAATTAATCCCGCTCAGGAGCGATATAAAGTCTATATCGATGGCGTTGAAGTTAAGCATGTATTCACTGCTGATGATGAAAAAGACGAGGTGATTGCAGCAGTACCCGATGAGCGCGGATACATGACGGCGGAGAACGGCGTGGTTAAGCAACAAACGCTTTACGGAAAAGTCACCATTAAGCGCCAATAACCCCCCCCACAGGATAAGCCGTAAGTGGGTGGGCCATTCCGTGAGGAATCGCGAAGCCTGCGACCATGACAACCCCCAAGAAGATTCACCATTAGCAACAAAGCATCATCGGCCTCGCCACTGTGCGGGGTTTTTTTATGCGCTTCGCACGCGCAAACATCAATCCCTAAGCCTACAGAAAAGCAAGCCTGAGATTATCCGTAAATGGTGCGTCTTAGGGGACGGCTTAATCTGTGCGACAGGCTTGTTTCTCTATAGGAGCACCAACCTATGCAATATCCAGTAAATGACCATCCGTTAGTAATGACCAGCATTGAAATCGCTGAGTTGGTAGAAAAGCGGCACGATAACGTTAAGCGCACGATAGAAAGCCTTATCGAGCGGGGCACGATTGCTTCTCCTCAAATTGAGGAAAAGCCCACGGCAGGCCGCCCAGTGAGTTTTTATGTGTTTGAAGGTGAGCAGGGTAAGCGTGACAGTATTATTGTCGTTGCTCAGCTTTCGCCTGAATTTACCGCCCGCCTGGTTGATCGCTGGCAGGAGCTTGAGGCCCAACTTAGCCAGCCCGTGAGAATACCGCAGAGCCTGCCGGAAGCGTTGCGCCTGGCTGCAGACCTCGCAGAGCAGAAAGCGGAGCTGGAAAACAAGCTCGCTATTGCCGCGCCTAAAGTCGAGTTCGTTGATAACTACGTCGAGGCAACCGGCGCGATGGGGTTCCGTGAAGCAGCAAAACTGCTGAAGGTGAAAGAAACGGACTTCCGGTTGTTCCTGATAGAGCAGGGCATCATGTATCGCCTGGCCGGAAAACTGACGCCCTATGCTCAGCATCTCGATGCCGGTCGCTTCACCATGAAAACCGGAGAGAACCAGAACAACGGCCATGCATTCACTCAGGCCAAGTTCACTCCGCGAGGCATTCAGTGGGTAGCTGCATTGCTGGCAGGTCACGACCTCAATGACCAGGCAGCCTAAGAAGAGGTGAGAGCCTCTTTCACAACGGCTTTCATCACAAGGCGCATTTACGAGTGCGCCTGATGATGGTTGTCAATCCAACGATGCATCGCATCCCAATAACCAGGAAAACAAAATGACCAAACGCGCAATGTCCACTGGCGGCTACCCGATTGAGGTTATGACGCCTGGCGATTCAGTAACCATCCCGGCAGCAACAACGACCACTATCGGTGGCGTAAAGAAAATGACCTCTCAGAACGCATCGACAGCAACCGATGTTGCAGGTGTTGTAACCGACCTTAACGCTCTTATCACCAAGCTTAAAGCTGCGGGAATGATGTGATGGCCACCTTAACGGTCGTATTGCATAAGCGTTGGTGGGTAAGCCCACTACTGTTCGTGCTTAAGGTATTTGTCTATGCACGCATCGTTAAAGAGAAACACTTCAAATCTCTGTCAGGCTTTATTGCTCGATGGGGATTTAAGTTCAAAACAGAGAAATGACATGAGCGACATTGAAAAGCGAATCTCGCAATTCGCAGAAAAGATGAAATCAGAGGGAAGGGTGTTAAGCGTCATGGATGGAGGGTGTGTAGCAGTAAGGCCAATAACTGGAATGGCGGCATTTGACATGGTCGAGATGACGAAACTAAACGCCAAAGGTTATCTGGCTGCATACGTATTAGCAAATAACGAGAAATAAATATGGCTAGGCCAACCAAGTACCAGAAGGCGTATGCCGAGCAGGCTCGCAAGCTGTGCATGCTTGGCTATACCGACTCGCAATTGGCTGACTTCTTCGAAGTGGCTGAGGCGACTATCAATACGTGGAAAAAAGAGCACCCAGAGTTTCTGGAGTCCGTAAAAAAGGGGAAAGACCTTGTAGACGCAGAAATTGTCGACAGTCTTTTCCAGCGAGCTAAGGGCTATGTAGCTCCGGACACCGATATCCGCGTAATTGACAACCAGATAGTAAAAACGCAAATCAAAAAGCATTACCCTCCGGACACTGCTGCTGCAATCTTCTGGCTTAAGAACCGACAGAAGAAAGACTGGCGAGACAAGATTGACCACGCTATCGAGGGTGCCAATGGCGGCCCCGTAGAAGTCGTCAATTACACAGCGGATGACTATGCAGCAGCACAGGCTGCGATGGAGGAGAAGCTAAAAGACCTGGACTGAACCTATGAGCGAAATCATCGAATGGGAAGACCTTTCATTCCCTGAAAGGGTAGTGATTCGTTCAAAGTCCACAAAGTCGTTTCTTAACTTCACCCGCCTGTGGTTCGAGATGATTCAGGGTGATCGCCTGCTGGTTAACTGGCATCACCGACTGATGGCGTCAAAAATTGATGACCTGATAGCCGGACGCCTGCAGCCGCGAAACCTAATTATCAATATTCCACCTGGCGGGACGAAAACGGAGTTCTTCTCCATTCATTTTCCTGCATACGTCAATGCACTGGTGCAGGAAGGAAAGCTCAAGCGTTTCCGCAACCTGAATATCTCTTTTGCTGACACGCTGGTTAAGCGCAACTCACGCCGCACTCGCGACATCATTGCCAGTAAAGAGTATCAGGAGTTTTGGCCGTGCTCATTTGGCGTCAACCAGGCTGAAGAGTGGGAGATAAAGGACGAGCGCGGACGCTCAATAGGGCAGACGGTATCCCGCTCCAGTAACGGGCAAATCACCGGTGGTCGTGGTGGCTACTTTGGGCCCGAATTCTCCGGCATGGTTATGCTGGATGACTACAACAAGCCGGTAGACATGCTCAGCGAGACCAAGCGGAACAGCGCTAACACGCTTCTGGTAAACACCATCCGTTCTCGCCGCGGCGATAAGTCGAAAGACCACCCAACACCATTCGTGAGCATTCAGCAGCGCCTTCATACTGACGACGCAACCGGCTTCATGCTGTCAGGTGGTATGGGCGTTGATTTCCATCACGTCGCCATCCCGGCGCTGATTGACGAAAAATACATTCAGTCCCTGCCTGAGCCATGGTGTTCACTGTGCTGGGAAACGGTCAAAGACACCGAGTCGGTCGAAGTCTCCGGGACGCGATACTGGTCATACTGGCCGCAGATGGAAGACGTGAACGACCTCGTCGCCCTGTGGGAGAGAGACCGTTACACATTCCTGTCGCAGTATCAGCAGAACCCAATGGCGCTGACTGGCGGAATCATCGAAACCGACTGGTTTAAGACATACACCACGCTGCCTAAGCTCACGCACCGCGCCGTGTATGTGGATACCAACAGCGGCAAGGTAGAGGACTGGCTTGACTACACCGTGTTCACGCTTGTTGGTATGGGCGTTGATGGCAACCTCTACATCATTGATGTCGTGCGTGGACGCTGGGACCCGGAAGACCTCCTGAAGAAAGCCGAAGAAGTGTGGGAGAAATGGCGGATGCAGGGATCGCTTCGAATCATGCCAATGCGGCACATGGCAATAGAAGAGAAGCAGGCCGGGCAGGGCCTGATCACCACCCTCAAGAAGCGCAACAGTATCCCGGTTAAAGAGATTCCTCGCGGCGCAGGCCAGAACAAACTGGTTCGCTGCCTCAACGTCATCCCGCAGATAAAGACCGGCAAAGTGTACGTGCCAGCCACGCATGATGCTAACGGCGCGGCAGTGCTTCATACCCGTTACGAAGACGGCACCATTGCCGGAACAACCTCATGGGTTATCACCGCCATGACCGAATGCGCTGCGTTCTCAGCTGACGACAGTCACGACAATGACGACATCCTTGATACCTGGATGGATGCCATTGACGACAACCTTATTTCCGGTCGCCAGCCGATGGTCATCGACCCGAGCCAACTCAGGAGAATTTAAGTGTGGCCGTTTAAAAAGAAACAAGTCGCCGCGCCTGAGCCGGTGAAAGAGCCTGAAAAATCGCAGATGAAAATTAAGGCCGAATCGGTGGCGCAAATCACACCAAAGCCGCCGAGAGACTTTGCACAGTACGTACCGCCAAAAGGTGTCATCCCTGAGAGCATCGAGAAGGGCATTCTCGCTATGGACTCGACGCCATACGATGCCCTTAACAACGCTTACATGGGTTACACCTACGGCTACCCTGACAGCTTCCCCGGATACCCTTATCTCGCCACGCTGGCGCAGAAGCCGGAATATCGCAAGATGGTCGGCACCATCGCCGAAGAGATGACCCGCAAGTGGGTGAAACTCAAGACGGTGGGTGATGACGACAAGGCGGATCGAGTCCGCGAGCTTTATGCAGCGATGGAGAAATTCCGCGTTAAGGAGAAATTCCGCGAGGCTGCAGAGCACGACGGATATTTTGGTGGCGGCCAGATTTACATCGACGTGAAGACTGCAAAAGGGGCGTCAGCCTGGACAGATGCCGTGGAGTTGCAGTCAAAACTGTTTATCTCCGACAAGAAGATCACAAAGGGATCGCTGATTGGCTTCACCGTCATTGAGCCTGTCTGGACCTATCCGGGCGTCTACAACACTGACAACCCGATGAGTCCCGACTTCTACAAGCCGACAGAATGGTTTGTGATGGCGAAGACAGTAAATGCAAGCCGCATGCTGGACTTCGTTTCCAGGCAGGTGCCAGATCTTCTGAAAGCGGCCTACAACTTCCGTGGGCTAAGCCTGACACAAATGGCCGAACCTTACGTGAATAACTGGCTGCGCACGCGTGACAGCGTAAGTGACATGATTCACTCGTTCAGTATCCCGGTAATCGGCACTAACATGAGCACGGTGTTGCAGGGTGGCGGGGCTGAGAGCCTGCTTTATCGCCTCCAGATGTTCAATCAGTGTCGCGATAATCGGGGCGCTTTTGCGAAGGACAACAGCCCTGAAGCGCCTGAGACGGTCGAGTTTGTCAATGCGCCCCTGAGCGGTCTCGATGCACTTCAGGCTCAGGCACAAGAGCAAATGGCTGCGGTGTCCAGCATTCCACTCGTCAAACTGCTTGGTATCTCACCTGCTGGGCTCAACGCCTCATCAGAGGGCGAGATTCGCGTCTTCTATGACTATATTCACGCCCTGCAGCAGTCCATTTTCAAAGACAACCTTAAACGCGTGCTGGACATCATTCAGCTCTCCGAATTTGGCGGCATAGACCCGGACATCTACTTCGAGTTCGAGCCGCTTTATGAGATGAGCGAGAAAGAGCGCGCAGAGATTCGCAAGATGGATGCTGATACTGATGCTGTGTACGCAACACAGGTAGGTGCGCTTTCTGCCGGAGAGATTCGGGAGAAGATTGCCGCCGACCCTGACAGCCCATACCACTCACTGGACTTAAGCGATGACATCGAAATCGAAGAAGAAGTCGACGACATCGACAATGAAGACGACCCGCCCGATAAGACCTAACGTTGGCGTTGAGGCGTGGTATAGGCGACAGCTTGATAAACAGGTCAGGGAGATGCAGAAGTCCGTTGTCTACTGGCTCTCCGCTAACTACAAAGCGAGCGGGGCTGCGGTGGCAATGGACGCATCTCCGGCAGTGTTCATGCGTGATGCTGTCAGAAAGCTCGCGAAGCGCTGGGCAAAGCAATTCGACGACATCGCTCAGAAACTGGCTGAACGGTTTGCTGGAGACGCGATGAAGAATTCAGACGTGTCCCTTCGTAACGCTCTCGATGTGGCTGGATTGACCGTTGAGTTCAAAATGACCGCGCCGATGAACAATGCGTTGCAGGCGACCATTGCCGAAAACGTCGGGCTAATACGATCCATCCCGGAGAAGTATTTCACTGAGATTGAGGGAATGGTCATGCGCTCTGTGGCGCGTGGACGAGATCTGAAAACGCTTACGGATGAACTGCAAAAGCGATATGGGATAACCCGCCGTCGGGCAGCCCTCATCGCCAGAGACCAGAACAACAAGGCCACATCAGTCATGCAGGCGGCAAGGCAGCAGTCTCTCGGCATTACAGAGGGAATCTGGCGTCATTCCCATGCAGGCAAAGAGCCAAGACCATCACACGTTAAAGCTGACGGGCAGAAATTTGACCTGACGAAAGGGCTTTATCTTGATGGCAAATGGACAATGCCAGGCGAGGAAATCAACTGTCGATGCACCTGGTCTCCGGTCATACCAGGCCTCTAATAAATAATCAAAACCTAAATGGTCGCTCAGGCGGCCTTTTTTATTGCCTGAAATCTGAGAAAAACGATGAAAGCAACTGAACGGTTGGCATTTGACCGCGCCTCCGTGCGCAAACTCGATGATGTCGGCAGGCTTCAGGTGGCGGTTAGCAACATCAGTAAGGCGAATGTCTGCCCCTACTACGGGCGAGAGATTCCTGGGTGGGAAGAGTTAGGCCTTGAGCCTGACAAAATCTACCGGCTTTACCGCGACCCGGAAGAGCTAAAGAAAGCCGCCCACACATTCAACAACATCCCCATTCTCTGCATTCACACCCCCGACTTCCCCGGCGACCCGCCGCGAGAATATCGGGTGGGCTCAACGCATTCGAGCGCCGCATTTAACGGTAAGTACCTGACTAATGGTCTGTCCATCTGGGACAACTCGGCCATCGCAGGTATCGAGACTGGAGAGCAGAAACAATTGTCGTCGTCGTATCAATACGTCGCCGATATGACCCCCGGCGAATCACCTGACGGCGAAGCATATGACGGCGTCATGCGTGACATTGTCGGAAATCACGTTGCACTGGTCGAAACCGGCCGCGCAGGTCCCGACGTTATAGTCGGGGATTCACTCCCACTGGAGCTTAAATACATGAAGTTAGACCGCAAAGGCGTCGCCATCCGTGCTGCGCTGGGAGCGTATCTGAAGCCGCGTCTGGCTCAGGATGCCGCACCCAAAGAACTGACCGCCATCCTGAACGCAAATAAATCGCCTGTGGCGATCGCAAAGGCAGTGGCGAAACTCTGCAAGCCGCGTCTCGCAGCTGACATGGAAATCGAACCGGAAGAGCTGGTCGAAATCATTGAGGCGTCCGAACAGACCGTCGAGCCCGAAGAAGAAGTGAGAGTCACTGGCGACAGCGACGAAGAGGCCATCATCTCTTTGCTGCGTGAAGCAGGTGTATCAGAAGACATCATCGCCAAAATCGCCGCGTCTCTCGCACCTGCTGCTGCGATGGATGAAGACAGCGAAGATAAAGACGACAAAAAAGAGAAAGACAAAGTGGACAAACCTGCAATGGACGCCGCGATCCGACTGGCTGCCGATGCAGCTACTAAAAAAGCCGCGGAAAACTTCCGCGCCGTACGTGAAGCAGAGCAGGCTGTGCGCCCGCTGATTGGCGACGTGGTAGCAATGGACTCCGCTGAAGATGTCTATCGCACTGCTCTTGAGCAGGCTGGCGTGGATATCGAAGGCGTTCACCCTTCCGCATTCCCGTCACTCGTCAAAATGGCTATCAGCCAGAAAGACAACAAGCGCCCTGTAATTGCGCAGGATTCCGACTCTATCAGCGAATTCGAGAAAGCCTTCCCGACCGCTGGCAAACTCAAACGAGGGTTCTAAGATGCCTGGTTTTCAGAGTGTAATTAATCAATATCCGGCCCCTGGCGTCGAAGGTGGATTTGCAAGTACCAACCCTCACGCTACCTTCCTGGCTGGCGAAGCTGCGCTGGTAGCAGGCACTGGCGGCCTCACTATCGGTCGCTTTGCGTGGGCAGTTAACGGCGTCGCCACCAACACTGGCACCGGCGCTCCATCAGGCTTCGTTCATCGTGACGGCCAGGCGGCAATCACTGAATGGCTCGGCGCTTCCTCCAATGTAATTCAGGCGGGTCGTGAAGTGACTCTGATGGTCGCTGGAGACTTCTGGGCTCGCACCGCCACCGCTGCAACTCGCGGTCAGAAAATCTTCGCTGTACTGGCTGACGGCACAATCAAAACCGGCGCGGCAGGAGCCACCATTTCCGGCGCAGTCGAAACGCCTTTCTATGCTGGTAGCGCTTGCGATGCAGGCGAACTGGTCAAAATCAGCACCTGGAGCAAGTAATGAACGAATTTCAGAAACACTATGCCGCAGCAAGCGGTAAATACGGCATCGTGCTGCCGGGCGCGAAAGAATACCTGAAGCCAGAGTTTGCGGAGAACTTCTCCCTGGCGATGGATGCGCAGCCGACCATGGTTACCACTGGTAGCGCAGGTATCCCGGCGTACTTTACCAACTATGTTGACCCGGAGCTGATCCGCATTCTGGTCACCCCGATGAAGGCAGCGCAAATCATCGGTGAAGTGAAAAAGGGCGACTGGACCACGCTGACCGCGCAGTTCCCGGTTGTGGAAAGTGCTGGCGAAACCAGCTCGTATGGTGACTTCAATAACAACGGCATGACCGCTGCGAACGTCAACTGGGTGCCGCGCCAGTCCTACCACTACCAGACCCACACCAGCTGGGGTGAGCGTGAGCTGGATATGTACGGCGCAGCGCGGATCGGCTATGCAGCTGAGCTCAACGTGGCTTCAGCTCTGGTGCTGAACAAGTTCCAGAACAAGTCGTACTTCTACGGCATTCAGGGACTGCAGAACTACGGCCTGCTGAATGACCCGTCTCTGCCTGCACCTATCACGCCGAATGCAACCGGCGCGGGTGGCGCTGTGACATGGTCATCCAAAGACGGTCAGGCCGTATACGACGATATCGCCAAGCTTTACGGCCAACTGGTATCGCAGACCAAAGGCCTCATTGAGCGCGATTCCCCGATGACGCTGGCGATGTCGCCGACGGCGGAAGTGAATCTGACCAAGACCAATATGTACAACGTGAATGTGTCGGATCTGCTTAAGAAAAACTTCCCCAACCTGCGCATCGAAACGGCGGTCGAGTACTCCACTGACGCTGGCGAGATGGTGCAGCTGATTGCTGACAAACTCGGCGAGACAGACACCGCTTACGCCGCATTCACCGAAAAAATGCGCGCGCATGCTGTAGTGGTCGAAGAGTCCAGCTGGAAGCAGAAAAAATCAGGCGGCACCTGGGGTGCAATCATTCGTCAACCTCTGGCTATCGCCAGCATGATCGGGGTGTAAAACATGGCAGAAACTATCGTTGTAGGCTGCAAACTTCCTAACGGCCTGGTTGTTGAGCAGGAAGGCTACACCGTAACGCTGAACGGCGCTAACTCTTCAAATGTCGTTGGCGGTTACGGCCTCACTGAGGGTGTCGACAAAGACGCCTTTGAAAAGTGGCTGGAAGTTCACAAAAACCAGCCATATGTCAAAAACGAGCTGGTATTCGCGCAGGCTAAAGCGAATAGCGCGCAATCAAAAGCTACCGAAAACGCCAGCGTCAAGTCTGGTCTGGAAGGTCTGCCGCAGGACAAGCCTGCACCGGGCATCGAGAAAGCGGACGGTAAATAATCATGGCGATCGTTGTTTTCGACATTGAAGCATTCCGCGAGCGTTATCCGGAATTCAACTCGGTAAGTGACGCGCTGCTGAATGCGTATTTCGTTGAGGCAACGGTCTACCTTGATAACACAGATTGCAGCCCCGTACAGGATGATGCTGTGCGGGCTGTTTATCTGAACATGCTCGTCGCTCACATTGCAGCTCTCAATTCTGGGGTAGGTGGGCAGAAGCCATCCGGCCTGGTAGGTCGAATTTCAAGTGCATCTGAGGGTTCTGTATCGGTATCCACCGGCGATGTTCCTGTTAGTCAGTCATCCTGGTGGTATCTGCAAACGCCATATGGCGCTGCTTACTGGAATGCAACTGCTCAGTACCGCACATTCAAATATGTTCCGGGCTACTCCCCGTCACTTTATCCCGGACATTATTACCGCAGGCCAGTTACCCGGAGGTGAGCATGACCACGTTTAGTGGTGGCGCGGCATTAGAGGCGAAACTTGCTGAACTGGCAGAAAAGCTTGGCGATGGGAAAACACTGAGGGTGGGATTCCTTGAAGGGGCTGCATACCCTGACGGACAATCTGTCCCAATGGTTGCCGCAGCCAACGAATATGGCGACCCGGCAATGAACAGGCCTCCTCGTCCATTTTTCAGAAACATGATCGCCGAAAAGTCACCAGAATGGCCGCAGGATATTGCGAAGATAGCCGAGGCAACAGGCTATGAAGCGGAAACGATGCTTGGACTGATGGGTGAACATATTAAAGGCCAGTTGCAGGGCTCAATCAGAGATTTGATGGAGCCTGCGCTATCTCCAGTAACGATCGCCAAAAAGGGCTTCTCTAAGCCACTCATTGAAACTTCCCACATGCTAAACAGCGTCGATTACGACATTAAGGATGGCGTATGAACCTGAGAGGCATAGCCAATAGCGCCACGAAGACAATAAACCCCAACGTAAATGGCGTGTTCCGGATTAACACCGGATTCACTACGTTACCTGGTGGAAAGCGAGAGCAGACGTACAGCAACGTTGATGTTGAAGTCCAGATGCAGGAGCTATCGTCCACCGACCTGAGACAGGTTGATGCCATCAACATTCAGGGCATCCTGAAAAGTGCGTATCTGAATGGGAACTTCAACGGAGTGAATCGACCGGATCAAAAAGGTGGCGACATTCTCGTTGTGAACGGTCAACAGTGGTTGGTGGTGAAGGTTCCTGAGTTATGGCCTGACTGGTGCCGAGTGATTGTTAACCTGCAGAGGTCGCCATGACAGCCACAGTAGACATCACCGAGCTAGACCTGCGTATTGCTCTGCAGGCATTTCTGATGGATATCACCGGTCTCACCATCGACAACGTGCTGGTAGGTCAGCAGAACCTGACGCCTATGCCGCTCCGTGACTTCATCATCATGACACCGCTGAAGCAGATAGGGCTGTCTACCAACCGCGTCAAATACGACGACAACGGCGTTTACGGAGAAGGGAAGCAGCTAAACCAGCGCAGCACACAATGGCCTTGTCAGATTGACTGCTACGGCGAGAACGCAGCTGATAACGCTTCAATCATCGGTACGCTAATCCGCTCAGACTTTGCCTGTGAATGGTTCCGACAAAACGGCAATGTCATTACACCTCTTTACTGCTCAGACCCTCATCAGAACACGATGATAAACGGCGAGCAACAATACGAAGGACGCTGGACGATGGAATTCATCGGGCAATTCAACCCGTCTGTTACCACACGGCAGGACTTCATGGACAGCATTACAGTCGGCGTTATTGCCGCAGATCTAAAATACCCACCGGAGAGTGCATAAATGGCAATCCCATTACGCAAAGATATTCAAATCAATCCTGGAGTGCTGCCAGCGGGCGGTTCAGCGCTTGATCTGAATGGCCTTATCCTTACCGACAGCGCTTACGCTCCGGTGGGGAGTGTTATCACATTCACGAACAAAGAAGATGTAGCAGCCTATTTCGGCAGTGCATCTGCTGAATTCAGCATGGCTGAAGTGTATTTTCAGGGCTACGACAATTCCACCAAAACCCCAGGCGCGTTGCTATTTGCACGGTTTAACCCGGAAGCAGCTGCAGCATGGTTACGCTCAGGTTCAATGGCGGCAGTAACGTTAGACCAGCTCAAACTGCTGAGCGGGGTACTTACACTGACCGTTGACGGAACGGCGGTAACTTCAGCCAGCATCGACCTGAGCACAGCAACAAGCTTTGCCATGGCTGCCGACCTGATTGAGACAGGTATCGGCTCTAGCGTAACTGTAGAGTACGACACCACTCAAAAGCGCTTCATCATCACCAGCGCGTCCGATGGCGCAGCGAGCACTATTACCTACGCCACTGGCACATTATCTGCTGGCCTGAAACTTACAGCCGCAACCGGCGCTCAGTTGTCACAGGGCGCAGATGCAGCGGTAGTGACCTCGGCAATGCAGTCAGTGCTGGATAGCTCTCAAAATTGGGCAATCTTCACTACATCTTTTACGCCGACCGAACAGGAAGCGCTGGACTTCTCCGCCTGGGTTAATGGGCAGAATTATCGGTTCGGCTACGTGCCGTTCACGCTGGAAGAATCCGCGCTGGTATCTGGCTCAACTGATACGCTGGCGTACAAAATCATCAGCACTTACAACTACTCAAACGTCGTTCCGGTGTTCGGGGATCAGGCTCATGCAGCGAGCGTTATTGGCTATGCCGCATCTCTTGACTTCGACCGTCAGGAAGGCCGCGTACCATTCAAGTTCCGCTCTCTCGGTGGCCTGCTGCCGGAAGTGACCACATCAGCAAATTACGATGCTCTGATTGCCAACGGTTACAACTTCTACGGCGCGTACACGGCGAATAACTACGATACTCGCTACTGGGCTGATGGCACCATCACTGGTGACTTCAAGTGGTTTGACCCCTTCTGCTTCCAGATTTGGCTGAATGCCAACCTGATGCAGGATGCTATCGAGCTGTTCCAGTCTAACCGCAGCATTCCTTACAACGCACGCGGCAAGGCGATCATCGAGGCGTCATTCTCCGACACGCTGAATCAGGGAATCACCTTTGGTGGCATCCGAACCGGTGTAACTCTGTCCGGCTCTCAGATTTCAGAGATTCAGAACGCAGTGGGCGCTGATATCTCTCCATCGCTGATTGCTAAGGGTTACTACCTGTATATCGCAGACGCCACTCCTACGCAGCGTCAGGAGCGCACAAGCCCGAGCATGACACTGTGGTACTGCGACGGTGGTTGCGTACAGAAAATCACTCTCGCCAGCATTGAGGTGCAATAAATGTCCAACACGATTACTTCAGCTGATTCCATTTTTGCCCTCACCGTCACCAACCTATTCCCGAGCGCTCAGACGCTGGAAGGTTATGCAGCTGACGCGATGTTCGCGCTGGGCGATACAGAAATGGCAGTTTCCGTCCGTGGCGCTGATGGCAAGCTCTCTGGCGGTTTCGTTTTCGGTGAGTATCTGCAGACGATCACAATCATGCCGGACAGCCCATCTCGTGAGCTGTTCGAAACCTGGCAACTGACGTCTCTGACCTCAAAAGCTGTATTCCGCTGCAACGCAACAATTATCCTCCCGGCGATTAGTCGCAAGTTCACACTGACCAATGGCATTCTGCAGCGCGTTAAGGCCATTCCGGATGCGCAGCGTGTACTGCAGGCTATGACGTTCCAAATTAACTGGGAATCCGTGGTTGGCGAAGCGTACAACCCATAAGGACTAACATGGCACGCAAAGAGATTTACTACACCGTCGAAGATAAAGGACGTGACAATGGGAAGGTTTTCTACATTCGCGAAATGTCTGCTACTCAGGCTGAGTGGTGGGCAATTCGTGCCGGACTGGCAATGGCTAAAAATGGCGTTAATCTTCCGGATAACTTTTCAGATATGGGTATGGCAGCTATGGCGAAAGTCGGCCTCGAAATGGTGGCTAAAATCCCTCCAGAGGATGCACGGCCTCTCCTGGACGAGCTGATGAAGTGTGTTCAGGCCGTTCCAGATCCAGCCAATCAGAGCGTTAAGCGAAATCTGATTGATGATGACACTGAAGAGATTATGACTCGCCTGAAACTTCGCAGCGAAGTCTTCAAGCTGCATGTTGATTTTTTCACAGCCACCGCCAGTTAGACATCCCTCCGGTAATGGGCCCGCAAATCGCTGGCCTTGCCGAGTACACCAACGTGCCAAAAACAATAGCCACGGTCATGTCATCGGGTAAATGCTCGCTGACGGAGCTAAGCACGACACTTGGTGTGCAGGATTTATGGTGGTGGCTGGAAATTATCACCATTGATAATTACAACCAAATGGTAATCGACAGAGCAAGTGAGGCCTGGTAATGGCAACAGTTATAGATGCCCTGGTTGTCACTCTGGGCCTTGATTCCTCTGGATTCAAAAAGGGCAAGAAAGAGGTCTTAGAAGGATTAGACCAAACTAAGAAGCATGCAGAGTCAACGGCAAAGGACATGGAGGCTTATGGCAAGAAAGCCTCTTCATTCTTTACCAGTATTGGGAAGAGCATGCTGGCACTGGCAGGAATAGCTCTGAGTGCCAATGGGGTTAAAAACTTCATCACCGACACGACTAAATCTCTGGTTGATTTGGGCGTCCAGTCCTCTGCCATAGACACATCGGCCAAGGCTCTTGATGGTTGGGTAAAGTCAGCTGACGCAGTTGGGTCTTCTGCTGCGTCAATGAGCTCTAACCTCCAGAAATTCCAGAGTTCAATATCTCAATTTAATTCTGGGTTTGGTGCTGACGATACGCTCAACACCCTCTTTGCCTTCAGCGCCCAGACCGGAACCAAGTTCGATACCACCCAGAATGCAAGCCAAATCATGCAGTACCTGGCTGAAAACTGGAACAAGCTTAATAAAAACCAGCAGCGCATGTATGGGCAGAGGCTTGGTTTCGATAATGCAACAGTGCAGGCTCTCTCTAGCGGACGGCTTCTGGACTTACAGAAGTCATTCGAAGGAACGTCCAAACAAACTGATGCGCTGACAGACAAAGCCAGGCGTTTAAATGAGCAGTTCGTCAGAGTCAGGCAATCGTGGGAGTCCACCTCGCTTACTCTGTATGAAAAACTTCTGCCAGCAGTATGGAAAATTCTTGACGCACTCAATTCAATGAGCGCGTGGGTAGAAAGGCACGGGCCTGAGATTAACGCCTCATTCGATGAGCTAGGTAAGACATTCTCAATACTTTGGAAGGATGTCACAGACGTCTCTAAAGCTATAGGTGATCTGCTTAGCATCGATACGAAAAACTGGACGTTATCTGGCGACATAAAAAATCTCAATCAAAACCTTGATGAGGGACGTCAGACCGTCGAGCTGATTATCGACGCCTTCAAAAGCCTCTTTAATTTAGATTTCTCAACATTTGGTGACAAAGTTAACTCCCTGTTCAAGATGGGAGGCGGTGAGGATGCTCTTCCATCCGTAACGGATAATGCAAACTCTGCAGCAGACTGGATAAAGGATAAAACTGGCTTTGACACCCGCAGTGTTGGCAAATGGTTGGGAGAAAAAGCTGAGGGGTTGAGAAACCTTTTCTCAGGTGAAACATCTCGCCTTGAGAAGCAATACGGTCTTCCTGAGGGGCTTCTGGATGCACAGGTAACCCAAGAGTCAGGCTGGAATCCATACGCCGTATCAAGTGCAGGCGCGAAGGGGTTAATGCAGTTCATGCCTGGTACCGCCAAAGACTTCGGTATTCATGGGAAAGAATTCGACCCAATGAAGTCTCTGGAAGCTGGTGCCAAATATATGGGCTCGCTTCTCCAGAGATATGGTGGCGATCTGCAGAAAGCCCTGACAGCTTATAACTGGGGGATGGGCAACCTTGAGAAGAAGGGTATGAGTAATGCCCCTGAAGAAGCAAGGAACTATGCGCCTCAAATTATCTCAAGAATGCAGGCATCACAGCGCTATTCCTATCAGGCTGGCTCATCTTCAGGTGGTGGAGGGACAAATATCACCTTCCAAAACACCACCATCAAAACAGAGTCAAGAACCCTGGAGAGCCTGGCGAAAGAGGCCGCGAATAAAGGCATGGCTCAGAGCAGCCTTACTCAAACCTTTCTCACGGGGCAAAACAGCTAATGTTTAGTTTAAACGAAACAACGCTCCTCAGTGCGATCAACAGCGGCAATATCTTCTCCATAATCAACAGTACCCTTTCGCCTGGTTACGGGATTTACCTGAAGTCAGGCTTAAGGGCATTGTCTCCGTCCTCGTTCCTTGGGATTGAGTATGGAGCAGATGCTTCAGTGGTTTCCGCGCCAATTGAAGAGGGGTCATATACCAGTTTTAACAAGGTTAAGCGCCCGGCCATCATCAGGGTTTTGTTTAATCTTGAAGGATGGACAGGTTTTAGTGGAAGCATACCAAACCTCACCAATTTTACGCTGACAAGCCGCTCGGACATGCTGGCTGCACTGGATGCGATGGTGGATGACACTCAGCTTTACGATATAGAGACGCCAGACACCACCTACGAGGACTATGACCTGGTTCGATACAATTACCGTACATCAGAACGTGACGTCACATTGTTGACTGTAGAGGCCATATTTCAGGCAGTTCTTCAGGAAGCTGAGGTAGGGCTGTCTAACACAACAGCAAACAACCAGCCATCTCAGAATGCCATATCAAAGGGCGGAGCAGTTGACGCCAGGCAGGTTAACGCCAACGCATCAGAGAGCACTCTCGATGATGTGAAGGGCGCTCTTACAGGCCTTAAGCAGTCATTAAGTAGCGCGGCGGTGACCGTTGCAACATCGGTAGGCAATGCCGTAACGAATGTCACAGCAGGAGCTACCAGCGCCATAAATGGTGCAGCCACTTCAGCTATTAACAATCTTTCAACGACAGTTGACGAACTGGTGAAGGGGTTATCCTGATGCAGACGATATCGCTTCAACCGGTTAAGGGGCAGACATTACAGGTTTCACTCGGCGGTCAGCGTGTAACTCTAAGAATTAATCAGAGAAGCACCGGCATGTTTATCGATGTGGCGTTAAGTGGGGTCTGGATAGCTCAGGGGGTGCTTTGCCTGAACTGCAATAAGATCATCAGATACCCGTACCTGAAGTTTAAGGGAGAGCTGTTCTTTGCAGATACAAAAGGTGACTCAGACCCTGTTTATGATGAGCTAGGTTCACGCTTCAAACTGTTCTATGCCACAGAAGAAGAGGTGAGCAATGTCCTATAAAAAGCGCAACATTAAAATTCAGTTCACTCTTACGGACCAGGTATTTGATGGCTCTCAGGGGCCATCGCAGGACAACGTTCTCACCATAGAAAACGCCAAAGCTATCGTTGAATACAACGGCTACGGTGGTTCTGCGCTTACCACATTGTCATGCCGGGTTTATGGCCTGAGCCTGAGTAATATGGCGAAGCTAAGTTATGCGGGAAACCTGAGAGGCCCAACGAAGAATAACTACATGAAGGTCTGGGCACAGGATGAGCTTATCTTTGTGGGGACGATAACATTTGCCACAACCGACTTTAATGAGGCTCCAGACGCCCCACTGGTTATTGAGGCTCATGCGTTAGGTGCTGAAAGGTCGCTTCCATCCCAGCCATTCTCTGTAGAGGGAAGTGTTGATGTTATCGATGCGATCAGGTCAATCGCCGACCCTCTTGGGATTATGGTTTCCGTGCTTGAGGACATCAAATTTCCACTCAGCAATCCCCATGTAGTAGGCGACCCGGTAAGCCAGATTATTCAATTGGCGAAGTCCGCAAATCTGAATATTGACTGTAGTACGGGAATTATTCGCATATGGTCAATTAACGGTTCGTGGGATGACGTTGTTCCTTTTGTTTCCAAAGAGCATGGCCTGATTGGCTATCCGACATGGACAAGAGACGGACTCTATCTCACAACAATGTTCTCATCAAACCTCATCGCGCCCAGAAAAATGAAGCTTGAAACAGACCTTCCAGGGGCGTCAGGTATGTACACCATAAACACAGTAAGGCACATCATCTCAGCGTGGGTGGAGGGCGGCCCGTGGTTTTCATTTGTTGTGGCGAACCAGGAGGCGGAGCTGTAAATGACTAAGAAAGGTGAATTCTCCTTTAAGCCTCAGGATGTAAACTGCGAGGCGAACATTAACGAATTTATTTTCAATTCGTTAATGTCACGAAACGCCTTCATCCAGCTCGTGATTGTTAACAAGGTAAAGGATGGGCCACTTCTCGACGTCACACCTCTGGTAAGTGGATTTACCGCCGATGGTTCAAGAAATGGCAATACACCGGTTTTTAATATTCCTGTATGGCGACTTCAGCGCGGTGCAAGCGCGGTGATTATGGATCCAGTGGAAGGTGATATAGGCCTCATGCTCTGCTGCGACAGAGACATTACCAACGTCAGAAAGGAGAAGAAAGAATCCCTCCCGGCGTCTCTGCGCGTACACAACAAATCAGATGGCATCTATCTCGGTGGAGTGCTGAATGCAGAGCCAAGCCAGTATGTGAAGTTCGCTAATGATGGAATAGACATCGTGTCTCCGCTGGTTGTCCAGGTAAACGGAAATACTGTGGTAGTTAATGCTGACGATAAAATCTCGCTCAATGCCCCAATCATCGAGGCAAACGGCCAACTTACTCAGGGTTCAGGAAGTTTCGGTGGCAACGCGACATTCGGAGGCACGATTACCGCGACTGGCGAAGTGACAGGTAATGGAATTCATCTCAGTACGCACAAACACGGTGGAGTGGAAACTGGCGGAGGCCAGACAAGCACGCCAACAAATTAACCCGCTTCGGCGGGTTTTTTATTGCCTGGAGTTTACATGCTCACCAAATCACTGCTTTTGACTGACCAGTGGGATATCACGCTAGACGACAGTGGAAGCATTGCTATTACCGCCAATCCTTACGCAGTAGCGCAGGACGTAGCGTGCGCGTGCTCAACATTCCTCGGTGAGCCCTGGTATGACACCACGCTGGGGATTCCGTATTACGAGCGCATTCTCGGTCACTGGCCGGGAACGCAGCTCATTAATACCAAGATGGCTACTGAAGCCAAAAAGCTCCCATACGTTCAGTCAGCATTCTGCACCACAACGGTTGGCAAAGCAGACCGCCTTGCATCTGGTGTCATGACCATAACCGACACGAACAACGTTAAGACCACAATCCAATTCTGAGGTAAAAAATGGCTGAAGTAACAGTAAGCACAGCCGTCCCCTCTGTCACGTTTTCCGCTACCGGCATTGCCGTTCCTGATGAGATAGACATTCTCAACGGGCGATTAACTGACCTTGATACCGCCATGGGCGGAGGGATGAGTAAGAGCCTGACAACTCCACAGGGACAGATTGCCATGAGCGACACGGCAATCATCGGAGACAAGAACGACAATTTGGCATGGCTGGTAAACCAGATTAACCCTGACTTTGCTGAAGGTCGCATGCAGGACGCGATCGGGCAGATTTATTTCATTGACCGTATAGCTGCTATTGGCACAACTGTAACAGCAACCTGCACCGGGCTTGTAGGAACAGTTATCCCGGCAAACAGCATTGCGCAGGACTCCAGTGGTTACCTTTATTTCTCTCTGGCTGATGCGGTTATCCCGGCTTCTGGTTCAGTGGATGTCGTTTTTCAGAACCAGACCACGGGGCCGATTGCATGTCCTATAGGCGCGCTGAATACAATTTATCGTGCTATTCAGGGCTGGTCAGGCATTACCAATGCCACTGCCGGCGTGCTGGGTAATGACGTTGAGAGTCGAGCAAACTTTGAATATCGCCGAAAGCAGTCGGTTGCTGGAAACTCCAACAACCAGCTTGGAGCTGTGTACGCCAACGTGCTGGCAGTCAGTGGTGTTACTGACGCATACGTAACGCAAAACAACACCAGCCTGACGGTAACAAAGGGGGCCACTAACGTATCACTGGAGCCGCATTCACTGTATGTGTGCGTCTACGGTGGCGCTTCTGCTGATATCGCAAAGGCGATCTGGCAAAAACTTCCCCCTGGCCCGTCAATGGTTGGCAACACCACATACACAGTTGTGGACGATGTTAACTATGTTCAGCCATACCCTGAATACGAAATTAAGTGGCAAACACCATCAGCAGTAAGTGTTTATTTCAAAGTAGAACTGGCAAATAACAATGCGCTGCCAGGTGATATCGTAAGCAGAGTTAGGGCCGCCATCCTTAGCTCTTTCAACGGCGAGGATGGCGGCACAAGAGCCCGCATAGGGTCAACTATATACGCTGGTCGTTACTATGCGGGCGTACAGGCTATTGATACCGATAACGTTGATATATTCAGTATCACTATCAGCCGTGACGGAACCACCTACCAAACATCAGCATCTTTCGGCATTGATGAAGTGCCGACACTGGATGCATCTAACATCTCGGTGACACTGGCATGATAAACGTCGCGGATACCATCCTGACGCAATATGCCGACAGCCCGAAACTTAAATCCCTGATTTACTCGTTCAACAAAGCCGTAGGTATAGAAGACTTTCTTGATGATTTCTATGACGTGATATGGAACATCCAGACAGCAGACACCTACGGCCTTGATGTGTGGGGAAAAATCGTGGTTGTCAGCAGGCAGCTGACGGTGACAGAGAACAAGATTTACTTTGGCTTTAATGAGGCGTCATCAGCCCCTGTTCTTGTTGATGACCCACAGCCCTTTAACCAGGCTCCTTTCTATTCCGGCGAGCTGTTAACTTCAACCGTAACCCTCACAAATGACGTTTACCGCAAGCTAATCATGATGAAAGCGGCGGCAAATATCTCAGATTGCACCATTCCAAACCTGAATAAGTTGCTGATGTTTATGTTCGGCGAAAGTGGCAAATGCTACGTCAGAAACGATGGTGAGATGGTTATGAGCTACGTCTTCGAATTCCAGCTTTCCACCGCAGAACTCGCCATCGTTCAAAGCTCAGGTGCGCTTCCCGCCCCGATAGGGGTAACAGTCAATATCGTTCAGCAGGTATGACATGAACTCTTCTGATATTCCTTCAAGAATTACTAAAGCATTTGGAGTGAACGGCCTGAAAAATGCCATTCCTGTTGATTCAAGCGCGGCCACCGATAACAGTGGGGTTGCCACCTTTGATAAGGGGTTCCCACCCATCACCATGCAGCCACTGAGCGCAGGAGGAATTCCACCATCAGGAAAGGATATGAATGGAGTTCTTTATTCTGCGACGCTTCAACAGCAGTGGCAGAACGCAGGAATGACCTACCCATTCAGTCAGGACTTCTCAGATGCGATAAGCGGATATCCAAAAGGTGCCATTGTTCCCAGCTCAGTTTATACGGGGCAGTGGTTAAATCTCAACGAGGCCAATGGGACACCACCTGAATCGTCTACTGGTGCAAGCACCGGATGGGTACCAATAAACAACTATGGAATTACCCAAATCACGATGACCACCGGCAGCGTCGTTATGTCATCACTTCAGGCCGCAAAAGACAGAATAATTATCAGCGGTACACTGACTGCAAACGTGAACCTTATTTTTCCCGCGTGGATTAAATCATGGGTGGTTCATAACAACTGTACGGGTAATTTTACGGTCACCTGTCGAACCGCTTCAGGCTCTGGTGTGGTGGTAATACCCGGGCTTGTTTCCCGTATATTCTGCGACGGCGTGAATATCAGCGATGAAACCTACAACCCCAACAATGACATGGTAGGGATGGTCTCTGCATTTGCAGCAAACGCAGCGCCAACAGGATGGCTGGAAGCAAATGGTGGACTGATTAGCAGGGTTACTTATGCGCGCCTGTTCTCTAGGATTGGGACAACCTTTGGTGCTGGGGATGGAAGTACAACCTTCGCCCTTCCTGACATGCGTGGTGAGTTTGTTCGTGGATGGGATAACGGAAGAGGCGTTGATGTAGGTCGAGCATTTGGGACTTGGCAAAAGGGCTCAGTCGTAGTGGGCGATGATGGGGTTGCTGGCGTAAACGTCGCCTCGTCAAATTCACCTGATAAATCAAGCCTTGGTCTAGATCCGGGTGGCAGCGAAACTTATCCGATATCCATCGCACCAGGCGCCAATAACCAATTGGGTAATCAATATTTCGGTTATTCAAGGCCTCGTAACTATGCCCTCCTCTATTGCATAAAATTCTAAGGTAAATATATGTCATTTAGTGATACTGCCAGCGCGAAAAAATATGCATCTATTTCTGAGGCTGCCGCCGCACAGGCAAAATTATATGCCAACCAGTTAGAGAGCGCTCCTGACTATGCTGAGCAAGCCGCCAATGCTGCTGATGCCGCAGCAGCATCGGCGCAAGCGGCAATTTCAGCTGAGTTTGTGATTAACAATCTGGCTATATCAGCCAGTGAGTCAGCAACAAGCGCAGCTGCATCAGCGGCTGAAGCGGGAAATGCCGCCTCCGCTGCTATTGGTCAGTGCGTGAGAGTTCCGGAAGGAGAGCTTATTCCAGCTCTGCCTGGTATAAGTGAGAGGAATAATGCATTTTTAGTATTTGGTTCATCAGGAGATGCTGAATTACTAAAAATGGATGATGTTCCAATTTTGGATGGAATTGGGAAAATCCCAGTTTCAATGATACCGGCAATAGCTCTTTCTGAAATATTCGTTGTCAGTAGCCAGTCCGAAATGCTGGCTCTTGATGTTCAGGAAGGGGATATTGCAAAAAGAACAGATCTTGGTTATTCATTTATTCTTGCGGCGGAACCAGCAAGTGCTCTTTCAAACTGGGTGCAACTGAATGACGATGTTTTGGCTCAACTTGGACTTTCATCGGGGGCATCAAGCATAGGGGCAGTGGATGATAATGGCAACCCATCCACTGTACAAGCTCAGCTAATTGCAAGAGTAAATAAAGCTGCCCTTCAGTCTTCATCTGGAGCTGCAGGTGTTGGTGCGGTCGATGCTTCTGGAGCATCAACGAATGTTCAGGCCTTGCTCAATGGCAAGGCGTCATCATCTTCACTTTCGTCACCATATGGCTATAACTTTATTGGTAGCGGTTCATATGCTGATATTCGCTCATATTCTGGAACGCCAGCGACTTCGATAACATGCTACGGTAGAGCCACCATATTCGATCATGCATATGGTCATTTCTATTATGATGCCGCAGATACAACTTCTCCCGATGATGACGGGACTGTTTTAGTTGATGCATTAGGTAGACGATGGAAAAGAATTATTAATGGTGAGGTCTATCCTGAATGGTGGGGCGCGGTGGCAGACAATTCCACCGATTGCTCGCCTGCATTTCAGAAGGCATTTGACTATTGCTCAGGGAAAAACCTTCCTACAACAGGGACGGGGCTAAAGCTAAGGATTAGAGGTGGAAGGTATATCCTCGCATCAACTGTTCATTACACTTGGAGATATGACCAAGGAATTGTTGATGATGGAGATATGAGAAGATTGTCCATTGAGGGTGATGGAACTTGTAATACCTACCTAATATACACAGGTGTTCAAACATCTCCTGCCATCCATATTCATGGAGGGAATGGCAACGGAATCTATCTTAGAATGAATGTCCAGGGATTTAGGCTGTTCCGATCACTAAGCCTAACCAGATACCTCGGGACTGGAATTCTACTTGAGAGAGGTGCGGTATTTACATTTTCCCATGTTGATGTTGGTTACTTCAACACTGGATTGAATATGCAGGATGCCCTATATGCCACATTTGACACATGCGATCTTTCAGGTAACAACCAAGGCATTTACATGTCTATTGTAAGCGCTTCATCCCCTAATTCTGTACTGTTTTCTAGATGCATGTTTGGGGGGTGTCAAGTAAGGGGGGCTTAT